GAGTCTTTAATGCGTGGTATTGAATCAGCACCAGCAATAGAAATTGCGATGAGCAGTATTGCAGCTATTTTCACGATTTGTTCATTTCGTTCATTGCAGCTATTCCCATTGCAGCTAATTTCATTGCAGCTAAATCCCGCCCGGAGGGTCCACCTAACGCCCCGTCTTCTGGAGGGCCGAAGGCTCCTACAGCAAGCGGTGGGTTAGGGGAGAATTTTCTTGAGCAACTCCCTTGCCAAGAGCCGCGCGCGAGAGTAGCTTCCTGTTGAGATAGCCCGAGAACCGGGCAGGACCGACCGAAAACGGAGGCCCAGAGCGCAGAAACCCTGCCTCTGGGCCTTTTTTGCGTTTCCAGGAGATCTGCGTGGCCGTATCTGCCTACTCCATCGGCGTCAAGTACGCGAAGAGTCTCGCCAAGCGCGGGAAGGTGGATCGCGACTCCTCTTGGGGCTTCACAGCGGAAGACGGAGACAAGCTCCTGGGTGCGGATGGTGACGACTGGGGCTTGTACGGCAAGTTCCATCTCGGAACCCATCCCGGCACCGACGAGGACACCAAGGCGCATTGGGCCTACCCCTTCGGAAAGAACGGCAAGGTCTACCGCCACGGCATCATCGCCGCCAAGTCTCGGGCCGCTGCCGAAGGGCACACCGCGATCGAGACCGCCGCGAACGAGATCCTGGAGATCATCGACGCGAACAAGGACTCCGTGACGACCGCTGAGCGTGCCTCCCGCACCGACTTCTTCGACTTCCGCGACTGGCAGACCCAGAAGCTGGAGAAGACCTCCGAGGGCTTCCTGAAGGGCCGTACGGCGGTCTCCAACATCGGGGTGTTCGGCTACCGGAACGAAGACGGGTCGATGCGGTACGAACTCCGCCACCCAGACGACGTTTTCGACCCCGAATCCTTGGCGACGCTCGACGGCAAGCCCCTCACAAACGACCACCCCACCGAGGGCGTGGACCCCAACAACGTGCAGGGCCTTGCCGTCGGCACCGTTCATTCCCCGACCCACGACGCCTACCACGTCATGACCGGGATCGTGATTCACCGGGCCGATGCCCTGGCCGACGTCGGCCGGGGCAAGGTCGCGCTCTCGGCAGGCTACCACACCGACCTCAAGCCGGAGAGGGGCGTCTACCTGGGCGTCCCCTACACCCACCGGCAGACGAACATCCACTACAACCACGTTGCCATCGTGGACGAAGGCCGTGCTGGTGACGCCGCACGGCTGCGGATGGACGGCATCAAGATCGACCACAAAGAGATTCCCACGAAAGGGGAGAACATGGCCAAGATCCGTCTCGACAGCGGGGCTGAATTCGAGGTTCCGGAGGCCATCGGCTCCGCCTACGAAGCCCTGCATGCCGAAAAGAAAGCCCTCGACGCCAAGGTCCAGGACGCCACCGCCGCTCTCGACGCCGCCAACAAGGCCGTGGACAAGGCCGCTGGCGAACTCGACGCAGCCAAGGCCGAAGTTGCCCGTCTCGAGAAGGAGAAGGCCGAAGGCGAAGAGTCCGGAGAGGACTCCATCCAGCGCCGCGTGGCACTCCTCACCTCCGCCCAGGCTCTGGGCGCCAAGGTCGATGCCAAGATGACCGAGCGTGCCGTGCGCACCGCCGTCATCGCCCTGGACACCACCGACTCGATGGAGGGCAAGAGCGACGAATACGTTCTGGCCCGCTTCGATGGTGCGGTGACCACTCTCAGCAAGCGCAAACCCGCCACCGAAGCCGGCGGATCCACCCACAGCGACGGTGCCCTTGGCTCGTCCGCGGCCAACGAAGTGGCTGCCGCCAAGCAGAAGCGCGCCGACGATCTCAAAAACGCCTACAAGCGTGAAAAGGAGACCACCTGATGCCTGCCTACGGAGCAATCGACACCGGCTTCGCCGGACTCGTCGTCAACGGAGAAGACTTCATCGACTCGCTGGTGAACGCGGACGCCGCCGTCATTTCCTTCGGAGCCCCGGTCTTCACCCAGACCAACTTCGACAACCAAGCGTTCAACTACTCGGCCGGGTACTTCCTGCGCGGTGTGGCCGTCCACACGCACAAGGAATACATCGCCGCCGGCTCCTACGCCGTCGGAGACGTGGTCGGAGTTCTGCGCGAGGGCGCCATCCAGGTGCTGGTCGGCGCGGCAGTCCAGTCGGGTCAGAACGCCTACTGGGACAACACCGCCAAGGCCTGGACCAACGTCACCACCGGTGGAACCATCCAATCCCCTTACCGCTTCCGCACCAGTGGCGCCTCCGGCTCGATCGTCGAGTTGGACGTCATGAAGTCGCCGGTCGCGCTGGTCGGATAAGGAGCCAACCCCATGAAAATCACGAACAAAGACTCCCTCGACCAGGCCTACAGCACTCGCGAGGAAATGACCCTCGACGACCTCCGGGCCGCCGTCACTTCGCGCTTCTACGGCGCGCGTGGCGACTCCGTGTCGCCCATTCTCCACCTGGACGCCGGAGAGGAAGCCTTCTTCACTCTCCAGCTGACCTACATCCAGCGCCAGCAGCTGATCGTGAAGCACAAGCCCCTGCGGGCTTCGCTGTTCATCCCGGTGTCCGCCGAGGCCCCTCCCGGGGCGGACTCCTACAAGGTGCGCTACTTCGACATCGTCGGTTCGGCGAAGTGGGTCAACGACTACGGTTCGGACTTCCCGCCCGCCAACACCTACGGGTCGGAGAAGACCTTCAACATCAAGTCGCTGGGCTCCGCCTATCGGTACTCCTTCCAGGAGATCCGTCGGGCGCAGATGGCCGGACAGCCGCTGGACACCCGCGAGGCCATGGCCGCCGAGCGTGCGATCAACGAGAAGATCGACAGCGTCGCTTGGCTTGGTGACGCGAGCGTCGGCATCTACGGCCTGCTCAAGTACCCCGGTATCACCACCTACACGATCCCCGCGACGGGTACCGGCTCTTCGACCCTGTGGTCGACGAAGACCCCCGACCAGATCATCGCCGACGTTACCGGCCTGATCTCTGCGGTGCGCGTGGCGACCAACGGCAAGGAAATCCCGACCACGCTGCTTCTGCCGCAGGTCGAGTACATCCGCCTTGCCGGACTTCGTACTGGCTCCGCTGGCGACAAGACCGTGCTGGCCTACCTCAAGGAGAACCTGGCGCTGGTCGGGCTCACCGAGATCGACTGGATCAACGAGTCCGTCGGTATCGGCGTCGCCGGAAACATCCCCGCCGGACAGGCCGCGTCGAACCGCGCGATCGTCTACGTCAAGGATCCCGAGCACCTGTCCCTGGAGCTGCCCATCTCCTTCGAGGCCATGGCCCCGCAGCTGGAAAACATGCAGTTCAACGTCCCGTGTCACGCCCGGACTGCCGGCGTGATCCATCGCTTCCCTCTGTCCGTGGCCATCGGCGACGGCATCTGAGGCCCCTGGGCCTGCGGACTGACCTCCGCAGGCCTTCCACCCATCGAAGTTTCGGGAGAAAACCAAGATGCCCATCGTACGCAATACCACCGACGGTCTCATCATCGTCCCTGTGGACCATCACCAGGCTGTCGTCTTCAAGTTCCCTCCGGGACACACCCACATCCCCAAGGAAGCCTGGACGGAGGGTGTCTACACCCTGTCCGAGGCCCACGAGCTCGAGCAGTTCGGGCGCGGGATCAAGCCCATGGCCGACGGCACCAAGGAGATCCCCACCGGGGTGTCTCACTTCGCCAAGTCGCACCTGAAGAACGGCGCGCTGGCCGTGCTGACGGTGAAGAAGAACGTGTCGGAGAAGAAGGGCGACAAGACGGTCGAAGTCCCGACCGAGGTCGACGTGGAGTCTCTCAAGGACCTGGACTCCAAGGACGCCGAGAAGGTCGTGGCCGACACGCACAGCTCGGAAACGCTGAATATGTGGAAGGAAACCGAGGGCCGCGACTCTGTTCGCGCCGCCATCGCCAACCGCATCGAGAAGTTCAACAAGAAGCCTGAGTAAGGAGGTAGCGAGTGTCGCTGCAGCCGCTGGACATCATCACAGCACGCGCCCCGGCACTCGCGGCCCTTTCAGGCATTCCCACCTACATCTCGCTCGCTACGGATCAGACGGCGCCGGTCACGGCGACCTCCTGGCCCAGCGCGAACACCTGGGCCATGGCCGTAGCGCTCCTCGCGATGCACTGGGCCCAGCTGGATTCCCCCGGCCAACGCCCTATGGGGGAGTCGGGCCCCGTCAACTCCAAGAAGGAAGGCGCAGCCTCCATCGGGTTCTCCGCTGGTCGTGGCCGCTCTTCCTCAACGGATCCTGACGAGGATTTGAAGCAGACCTACTGGGGGCAGAATCTCATCGGCCTGCGCGACCGGACGTTCTCTTCACTCCTCGTGGCTGGTGGGGATGTCCCCGCGGCAGCTTGGGACTACAATATGTGGGACGGCGGATGATCTCCATGACTGCCCACACCGTCGAGAACGTGAAGGTCCTGCGTGAACTCCAGGTCCGCGCCGAAGGGTTGAAGACCTTGTGTGCTACCGCAGGCTGGCACCAGGCCGAGGGCACCCGCCCGAAGTTGAAGCGTCGCTCCAAGGGTGCGCTGATCTCCGACTACCGGACCAACGTGGCCACGGTCGCGCTCGTTCACGAGACGGGATCCTACTCCCGCATGATCCCGGCCCGCCCTGTCCACCGCACGGCCTACCGCAACGCCGGATTCCGCGCGGAGCTGGTGAACCTGACCGTCCACGAGTACCGGGCGTTCCTGTTGCGCAAGAAGCGCCCCGAGGCAGTTCTGCAGGCCATGGGATCCTTCTGGCGCAGCCGGTTCGATCGCGTGTTCGACGGTGAGAACGCGTGGGATTCCCTCTCCGAGGCGACCCTCCGTCGGCGCTACGCCGCGGGCAACAACTCCGAGCAGCCTCTCGTCGACACCCGCCAGATGCGCGACACGACCACCGCCAAGGTGCAGGTCGCTTCGATGGTCGAGAGGGCGTGGATCCCGTGATTATGTTCCCCAAGAACCTTTCGGTCACCCGCCAGACGGCGGACAACTGGGTCAACGGCCAGCTCACCGCTGGTGCGACGACCACCGTACCTTTCATCGGGGACGCCCAGCCTGCGAACAGCGACCTCGTGTCGCTCCAGATCGGACGCATGGGTGTGGGCAAGACCCGCATCTTCTCCGATCGCAAGCTCCAGGTGGGGAGCAACGTCGATCCGAAGGCCAACGGCGACATCTTCGTTTACGAAGGAAGCAAGTACGAGCTGATCCAGGAGAACCCCTTCGAGGTGGGTCTCATTCCCCACTTTGAATACCTCGCCGAGCTTCGTGAGGCCACGGCATGACCGGACAAGCCTTCTACACGTTTCTCTACACCTGGTCGCACGGCGTGCTGGGAGCCGTCCCGGTGTTCCAGGCATACCAGAATGCTTCGCCCCCTGTCACGGGCACCTACGTCGCGATCGAGGACGACAACGACTGGCAGCCCTACGGCCTGGTCGACGCCGTCCAGGACACTCTGGAGACCGACCTCAACTACAGCTACGTCGTCCGTCCGGTGTTCTGGGAGGTGCGCGGCCTGGGCGACAGCCTGCGCACGCTGAAGGAAAGCCTGGAGACGCAGACCGTGAAGGATCTGTTCTCTGCCAACGGCATCGGTGCTCTTCGCTTCTCCGACCAGATTCTCTCGCTGCCGTACCTGTCCACGGAGACGCAGTACACCCGGGAGCACCGGTGGCAGCCATCGTTCACTGTGAACAACCTCTCGACGGATGCTGTACCTTCCGTCGCCACCGCTCAACTCGTTCAAACCCTGGGGCCCTAAATGAGCAACATCATCGTTGGCGGCTGGTCCGCCCTGAAGGAAGATCTGCATCACGCCACCGAGTTCGCCAGCAACTGCGCGGGCCCGGACGGCGCCAAGGAGCGTGTGAAGCTGGCGCTCACCAAGGTGCTCGAGAAGTTCGAAGCCCTGGCCATCGAAGAGGCCAAGGCACTCGTTCCCGTCGTCGAGGAAATCGTCGTGGACGAGATCGCGCACGTCGCCAACGCAGGTACGGACCCCGTGGCCGAAGCCCCCGTGGCCGAAGCCCCCGTGGCCGAAGCCCCCGTGGCCGAAGCCCCCGCTGGCGAGCCCGCCGAAACCGAAACCAAGTAAGGAGCCACCATGGCCACGCCCCTCGACCAAATCGTCCCGGTCTCCATCAAGATCGGGGCCATCGTCCCCTCCCAGGTGGCCTTCGGCACGCCGATGATCGCGGCGCAGTTCTTGCCCGCCAAGACCACCGTGACCTTCACGCGCTCCAGGATCTACACGTCGCTGGCCGCCATGATCGCCGACGGGTGGAACACCTTCGACAGCGTGTACCTGTACGCGCAGAGCATGCTCTCGCAGAACCCCAACGTGCAGAGCTTCGTCGTGGGACGCCGAGATGCCGGTGACGCCGACTGGCCCACCGCGCTGACCGCAATCCAGGCGGAGAACCCGAACTGGTACGCCTTCGTGACGGTGCCCGTCGCCACCACGGTGTCCGCCAGCATCACCGAGCAGCTCCAGATCGCCGGGTGGGCGGAGACCGCGACCCGTCCGTTCTTCGCGGACTCGGCCGACCCCGCCATCCTGGCCGCCGGCTCCGGTGACGCCGCCACGCAGATCGCCGCGCTGACCCGCAACTACACCGTGGTCACCTACCACGTGCCCGCGATTGCCACCGCGTCGTCCACGGTGACGCTCGGCGCGTCGCAGGCCGTCGCGACGGTCTCCACCCCGAGCATCGGTGTGGGCGTGGTCAACCTGTCCTTCAGCGCTGCCTTCGTGACGCTGAACGTGATCGCCGGAACGATCAACGGGCAGGCGTACTCGGTCCCCTACGCCACCAGCGACGCCCAGACGTTCCTCAACCTGGTCGCCGCGATCCAGGCGCTGACCGGGACGCAGGTCTCGGCGGTCAATCCCGCGGGCGCGACCTTCGCCAACCGCTCCATCAACATCGGTGCGGCACCCGCCGGCGCTCCGGCGTCGGGCGAGTCGATCTCCGCCGCTTGGCTGGGCTACGTGCTGACCCTGCCCTTGGGCTCCTGGAATCCCGCCTACCGGAATCTGTCCGGCGTGACTCCGGACGCACTGACGGTGGGGCAGAAGTCCTACGCTTGGGGTAAGCTCGCCAGCACGTTCACCACGGTGGCCGGGCTCAACTTCACCGAGCGCGGATGGGTTGCCGGCGGCACCTACAAGTACTTCGACATCACGATGGGTGTGGACTGGCTTCACACCAACATCCAGACCGAGATCCTCCAGCTGCTCGCCGGGAACACCAAGGTGCCCTTCACCGACGCGGGCGGGGCTCTGCTCCAGGCCACGGTCGCCGGAGTGCTCCAGCAGGCGGCGGCCAACGGAATCGTCGACCCGACGTCCATCGTGGTCACGGTACCCAAGGTGGCGGCGATCTCTTCGCTCGACAAGGCGAATCGCAACTTTCCCAACGTCAACTTCCTGGCCCGAGTGCAGGGAGCGGTCAACACTGTCGTCATCAACGGCACGGTCTCGTTCTAAGGAGGACGGCAGATGTCTACCACGGTCAGAACTTTCGACCCTTCCAAGGTCATCGTCGCCATCGCAGGGGTCGGAGTCATCTCCGGCTTCGCGGACGGCACGTTCGTCAAGGTCACTCGCACGGGTTCCGCCTTCGAGAAGAAGCGCGGCGCAGCGGGCGAGATCGACCGCATCAACAAGAACGCCTACGACTTCGAGGTGGAAATCACCCTGAAGCAGACGTCGCCATACAACGCGGTCCTCTCCGGATTGCTCGCGGCCGACCAGCTCTCGAACCAGGGGATCTTTCCCCTCACGATCACGGACACCTCGGCGTCCTCCGTGTCGGCCACCCCGCCCTCCGTCTTCACCGCGCCTTCGGCGTGGATCGAGAAGGACCCGGACGTGGACTACGCGGACTCGCTGAAGAACCACACGTGGAAGATCGCCACGGGCCCCGGAGCGAACTTCATCGCCGGCGACTGATCGAGCAAACCGTAAGCACATGGAAGGGAGATCCAGATGCTTGAAGTGAAGGAAATCGAGATTCGGGGAGCCAGGTTCCAGCTGACCCCCATGGACCCGTTCAAGGCCAAGAAGTGCGACACCAAGGTCATGAAGATCTTGGCGCCGATCTTGGCTGGATTCATGGGCGGGTCCGTCAAGAAGGGCCCGAGCAAGCCTGCCGCGACCGAAGATGCCGTTCTCGACGAGGACGATTTGCAGGCCGAGGTGGACGGGGCCGTTCTGGGCAAGGCTTTCGTGTCGGCCCTGGGGGAGTTGGAAGACTCCGACCAGCTGTTCAAGGACCTCTTCGGAGGGGTCGTATGGCTTCCGGACGACACCCAGGTCGCAGGGACCTCCCAGCTTTTGCTGGACTCGCAGAACGCCATCTCGAAGGCGTTCAAGTTCATCGGGGCGGGGCCGTCGCTGTTCTACGAGCTGGCCTTCGAGGTCGCGAGGTTCAACAAGTTCACCCCTTTCGTCCTTCTCGGGGGTGGCGCCGAAACCTCCGAAACGAGTGGGTTCGGCGTGCTGGCAAAGATGAAGGGCCTGGGATTGGGGAGATTGGGCGGTTTGACGACCTAACCAGCGAGGAATTCGCCGTCTGGAGGGTCGTCCGAGAGGTCGGATCCCTCCAGGAGGTGATGAAGTGGGACTTGGAAGACATCGACGCCTACCTCGGATTCTTGGAGATGGAGGTGTCCAGTGATGCAGCAAGACAGGCTTACCACGGAAGGGATCGGGAAAAATAATGGTCGTCGCTGAACTCCTCACCAGACTGGGCTTCGAGGTTGACCCGCGGGAACTGAACCGCGGCCTCAACCGTGCGAAGTCTTCGCTGTCGGAGTTCAAGGGCTTCCTGGGGCGGCTCGCGCTCGGGGTGGGCTTCTACGAGATCGGGAAGCACGTCCTGGACACCGCCCGCGAGCTGGAGACCATGAGCACCCAGCTCCAGGTCTTCACGGGCTCGTCGGAGAAGGCGAAGTTCCTCTTCAAGGGGATCACCGACTACGCCAAGGAGACGAGCTTCTACGTCAAGGACATCATGCAGGCGACGACCCTGCTCATGGCCGGCGGCGTGGGAGCCCACGATGCGATCCCGATCATGAAGAAACTGGGCGACATCGCTCCGGACAACCAGCGCCTGGGGCGCTTGGCCATGGCCTACGGGCGCGTGAACGCCAAGGGCTTCATGAGCGGCATGGAGAACATGATGTTCAATCGCGGCGGGTGGTTCAACCCGCTGATGCAGCTCGCCAGGAAGCACGCCGAGGAGGCGGGCCTGATGAAGAAGGGCGAGGACGTCACCAAGGGCTCCGCCGCCGACAAGTTCATCCTCAACGACCAAGCGGCGATGACGGATCTGGTGAAGCATCGCCAGTTCACCACCGCGATGTTGGACGAGGCGATCAACTACGCCACCTCCAAAGGGGGGATGTACTTCCAGCACCAGCTCGAGCAGGTCAAGACGTTCACGGGCGCGTTCTCCAATATGTTCGACGTGCTCCAGATCAACGCGGGCCTCGCGCTCCAGAAGCTGTTTCCCATCGCGAAGTCGGTGATGATCGCGATCACGGCGATTCCGTTCGACGGGTTGACGGAGGGCGTCGAGAAGCTGGCCCACGGGATCCAGTACGTCTGGAGCATCCTCGTCGACCAGGGGCTCATCGAGGAGTTCCAGTACCTGAAGACTTCGATCGCCGACTACCTCGCCGCCTGGGTGGAACTCCTCACCGGACTGCGCGGGGGCGGCAACACCCTGCACGACTTCGCCATGGTGCTGGGGATCATCGTGACCCGTGCGATGATGATGGCCGAGGTCATCCTCTGGATCTCCAGGGTGCTCATCAACATGCAGACGGGAGTCCGCTACGTCATCGACGCCATCTTCTACCTGATCGGCGGCTTCCAGAGGCTCGTGGGCTGGGGCTGGACCTTCGCAGCGGCCATCATGGTGCTCGGGCCCCCGCTCGGCTACATCCTCTACTCCATGTGGGCGGCGGGCACGCTGGGCTCGATCGGCTTCATCACGGCCATCGGGAAAGCGATCACCGCCATGGAGGCCTTCACCGGCTTGGCAGCCCTGCAACTCGGAGCTATCGGTGCGGCGATGGCCGTGCTGGCACTGGACGCCTACATCCTCGGGAAGACCCTGAAGGAGAACGAGGAGCTGGCGGGGAACATCGACCGCGAGACCCGCAAGGCGGCGATCGCGCAGTCCATCAACGAGATCACCACGCTGAAGGTGAAGGCGCGCAAGGAAGGCCGCACGGACGACGTGGACCGGTACCAGCGCGGACTCGACGATCTCTGGGGGCGCTACCACAGCATCTCCGACGAGGGGAAGAGCGATTTCCAGAAGTACTCCGACGGGCTCATGAAGAGCATGGACAAGACCCTCAAGGGCATCCACGACGAGCAGAAGAAGGGGAACGAAAAGTTGGGAGCCATCGCAGGCAACACTACCCCCAAGGGCAACGTGCCCAACGACGTCCTGCGGCTGGCAGGCATGGCCTTCCGCACCCACTTCGACGTCCTGGCCAATGGCATCGCGCTGGCCGCCGAATGAACGGCCTCGCCACAGCGATCGGCGTGGCCACGGTCGGTGCGCGGTTCCTCCCGGACGGCGCACCGACAGCCACCGACCTGCAGAAGATTCAGGCCCAGTACTTCCAGGCCGACGGACTCTCACAGAAGTCCCCGGACCTTCCCGGCCCGCTGACCGGCATGGGCCTCCAGGAGAACGCCCAGGGGCAGTTCAACGCCAACCGGTCGGACTACTCGAAGGGGAGCATCTTCTTCCGGAAGTCCGGCCAGGGCCTCAAGTTCACGGCGGGATCCCCCGGCGCTGGCGCCACGACCCTCGGGGCCATCGACTTCGACCTGATCCTCGAAGAGGAGATCACCCTCTCCGCCAAGGTCTGCCAGCACCCGGTCCAGAGCGGCGACCCGATCACCGACCACATCCAGCCCCTCCCCATGGCGGGACGGCTCAAGGTGCTGGTCTCCAACTACTCCCTGAAGTACGGGCCCGGCGGCGTCAACGCCTCTGCGTGGAGCCCGTCCGTGAACCGGGCGCTGGCCGCCTACGACGCCTTCAAGCTGCTCATGCTGGCCCGCACCACCGTGACGCTGGTGACCGTGCTGGAGACCTACTCGGTGAACTCCATCGTCATCACCAGGGTGTCCGTGCCGAAGACCCACGAGGACGGCGACTCGCTGACCTTCACGATCGACTACGTCCAGATCAAGGTGATCGCCAAGCTGAACACGATGGCGCTGCCCGTGTCCGCCAAGGCCACGAACCCCACGGTCCCCCGGAACTTGAACGCCATGCAGCCTGCCGGTAACGGCACGCAGTCACCTACCAACACGCCCGTCCCGCCCAGCGGCATCATCAGCGCAGAGGGTTCGGGGGACGGCACATGAAAAAGTTCGCCTACAACCCGTTCCTCTCCTCCCAGCAGACCTTTCGGTTCGTGACCGACGAGGGCACAGCCGTCGTGGTGACGCTGCGGTGGAACGGGCGGAGCAACTTCTGGTTCCTGGATGTGACCCAGACCCTGGCCGACGGCACCACGTCATCGTTCTACGGGGTGAAGGTGGTTGCGAGCTTCCCACTCCTGCGTGCCGTGCAGAGCCTGTTCGCCTTCCCCGGAGATTTCATCGTCTTCCCGGCGTCCAGCGGCGTCGTGGGACAGCCCATCGCGTTCCCGGACCTGGGATCCCAGTGGTTCCTCTGCTACCTCAACGCCACCGAGATCGCCGCCTGGAAGGTGCAAAATGGCGTTCAGTAGGGTTTTGGACATCTACGCGGGGGACAATCCTGCGGGGACGCAGGTGGGCACAGCGACGCTCATGCAGCAGGGCGAACTTTACCAGCTCGCCGGGATCAACCACGTCACCGGCGAGGATTCCCTGCACGCCTCCGCGGAGGTCCACCGTTCGAACACGATGGAGCGCAACGTCGCCGAAGTCAAGATCATGAACTTGAACTCCGACACGAGGAAGTGGTTGGAAGATCCGGGCAAGATCCTGCGGGTGGACGCGGGCTACACCGACGAGGGTTTCGGCACGATCTTCTTGGGCCAGATCGACTACGCCACATCGACGCTGATCGAGAGCGACTGGGTGACGACCATCACCGCCTACGGCTTCCGCGCGCGGTCGATGGAATTCGAAACTCTTCTGACCGCAGTCTCCTACGACCCCGGCACCGACCTCCAGACGATCCTCAACGGCCTGGGCCTGATCCTCGGGGTGCCGGTCTTCGGGGTGAACGTATCGAACATCGTTCCCCAGGGCGGCTTCGTGGATGTGGGGCCGATGCGGAAGATGTTCCGGAGGGTCGAGAAGATCCTTGCCGCACCTGGGGTCAACTTGGGGCTCTACTACGACCTCGCAGAACTTCGCGTCTTCAAGGCGGGCCAGCCCGACTTCCAGATCGAAACGCTGATGTGGGACCTCACCAGCGGACTCACCAGCGCCAAGTGGGTGGTCCACGAGGTCACGGCCTGGCGCAAAGAGGTCAAGGCTGCGCGGGCGCTCCAGAAGGCCCAAGCGGCCTACAACAAGCGAAAGTCTCCTGATGGGCAGACACGTGCCGCGCAGACCGTGTGGTACAAGAAGTACGCTGACGCCGAAGCCAAGCGGGAGCGTGTCGAGCTCCACGGGCTCGTCAACCACATTGCCCGCCCCAACTGCCCCGTCAAGGTAAGCCACCCGGCGCTCTCCACCGACGGATACATGCTTCTCGTGGCGGACGACATCACCTATCGCCTGACGAACTTTGGCGAGGACTTCGACATGGCGATTCACGCCTCGCGCGATGCGTCGGGGAACGTCTGATGTCGAAGATCACCCTTCCCGAAGCCGTCCAGTTCCTGATCGACGCCAACATCGAGGGCGTCCACACCTGCATCCCCGGGATCGTGACGTCCTACGACGGCCACAAGACCCGCCGCGCCACGGTCCAGCCCTCCGTGCGGCTCCCGTCCTCCAACGGCGTGCTCATGGACATCCCACCCATCGGCGGCGTGCCGGTGGTGTTCCCCTCCTCCGCGCTGGGCACCCTGTTCTTCCCGATCAACCCGGGCGACGGCGTGACGCTGGTGTTCTCCGAGGTGGGGATTGGCCGGTACTTGCAGAGCGACGGGAACGACTTGGCCGATCCGGGCTCGCTGGACCGGCATGCCCTGACCGACGCCATCGCCATCCCCGGCCTCTGGACCTGGGGCTCCGCGCCGGAGTTCCCCGCCAGCGCGGCGATGGATGCCGTGGTGCTGGTGAGCGGGAACGGTTCGATCGTGGAGCTGGGCGCGACGGTCGGGATCCGCAATGCACAGACCGATCTCCGGGCGGAGCTGGAGACGATCTACCAAGAGATCGACGATCTGCGGAGGGACTTGGCGCTCAACTTCAATGCGGTGGGAGCGGGCATCACCGCCGGGGCATCCTTCCTTACTGCCGCAGTCACCGCAGCCACGGGAGCCGCCACGGGACACACCGTCGCGAGGGCGCAGGTTGCGCTCGACAAGGCCTCCCTGCAGGAGCTTCTGAAATGAGCACGACCATCGCCCTCGGGATCGACGCCGTGGACCCCACGATCGCCACACCGATGTACGACCTCTACCTGGATTCCACCGGGCAACTGAAGTTCCACCAAGCCACCAACGCCGTCGTAGCCCAGGCGGTCATCACCCGCCTGCGTACCATGCTGGGCGAGTGGTACCAGGACCCGACCATCGGGATCGACTACGTCGGGCAGGTACTCATCAAGGGACCGAATCTCGCCACCCTCCAGCGGTATTTCGCCGCGCAGATCGCGCTCGTTCCCGGAGTGGCCTCGGTGGTCTCCGTCACCTGCACGCTGAACTCCGCGACGCGGACGCTCTACGTGCAATTCTCCGCCATCGCCACCGACGGTTCGGCCGTCCAAGGGAGCATTTGATGGGAACCTACGTCACAGCCACGGGCTTCGTCGCCCGCACGCTCCAACAGATCCTCTCCAGCTTCAACGCCGCGATGGTCTCCTTCTTCGGCCCGACGATCGACACCTCCGCCGAAGGCCCCACCGGCCAGCTCCTGGGCCTCGAGGCCGCGGGCCTGGGCGACGCGTGGAACGGCATCCAGGAGGTCTACGCCTCCATGGACCCGGCGCAGGCCTCCGGCGCAGCCCTTGACCGCATCTGCGCCTACA